TGATCCTGTATCTTTTTGCTTGGTATGGCGGCATCTAGAACGTAATACATTAGTTCCAAATTTAAAGATTTTAGATCTTTTACCAGATTTTGAAGTCTTTTTAGTAATTTTATAAGTATTATCTGCAGAATAATCAATATTATTCATATAATAAATGTCATCTCCCATATTCTCATAAATGTCTTCGTAATCATATACTGGATTCATTCCACTTACATCTGCATGATTTTTATGAAATTTAACATGAACAGTAGTCTTTAACGCTTTAGTTAAATCTTCAGATACTTGCTTTTCATATTTTTTAATAGCAGAGGACATATTATTACCCATCTTGCACATATCAAAAGTATTAAGGTATAACTTAATAGATTTTGACTCTACCATAAACTCTGAATCAGATGAGTAAACAATCTTTAAAGTACCTGCTACAGGAACTCCGTTATTTAATAAAAAAGTAGATTCATGACAATGCCAAGCATCCCATCCTACGAATTCTTTACCAGTAATTCCATAATCCTGTCTAGCTAATGCTCTAGGCATTGGTACTAATAAAGAAGGATCGAAAGTATCTGTAAATACAGCATATGAGTTGTCTGATCCTAGACTTTTTGCTGCAATATCATTAATTGAAATTTTATCTGACATATGATTTAAATTTTCTAATGTTATAAGAGATTAATTCTAATTGTTCGTCGTTAAGTTTAATATCTAAATTATCTGCTAATTTAGCTTTAGGTTTCTCTCCTACTAATCCATCTTCTAAGAATTTATTTCCTACCCATCCGTTAATAATCGGAGAACTAGTATCTAAAGAGAATATTAATTTTTCCATAATCGGATTATCTTTAAATAAAGCAAACTCGATTGGATTCTGACATCCTAATAAGTGGAATTTAATATTATCATAAAAACCTGGAGAGGTGTTATAGTATTTTTTAATCCACCATTTTAAAAATCTAAATCTTACTGTTACCCATTCTGACTCTTTAATTAAGTCAAAAGGTAAAGCAATAATATCTACTTTTTGAATAGTATATAAATCAATACAATCTGCAATATCTTCAAAAGAATCACCTTGACATACTCCGATATATTTTAAAGTATCATCGGCATCTCTATATTCTTTTAGATATTCAATAGCATTTGATTTAGTTCTCTCGTAATCATTAACTACATCAGGTAAAACCAAGTGGGTTGGTTTATATTCTTTAGATAAATTATATAATTCCTCAAACCCAATAGACTCACCTAATTCAAAAGCTGAATTATCTAGAATTGAGAACGGAGCAGTTTCTAATTTTTTCTTATAAAAAGCTGCATACTCTTTATCTAAATTTAATAAGTGACCTAATACGTATGGATAATCATTAATAATATCGTGAATAGGAAATAATTGTTTTGGAATCTCGTGTGATATTAGTGGCATATTATTTATTATAATCGTTTAAAACTTTTTCTACTGCTGATACTACATAATGCCAAGATACAAGAACTACTTCTCCGTTAGTATCAACGTAAGCATATTCTGCTGGATCTGGACGGCCTAATTTCATAAAGGCTTCTACTCGTTCTACTGAAGATGCTGATTTAAAATCTGAATACCATTTATTGTTTGATTTAATTGGTTTATAAGAAGTATTAGTTCTTGAATAAACTTCATTAAAATCTAAACCTAAATTTTGGCATAATTTTTCACCATCTTGTAAAATAGTAAATTTATCACCTTCTAAATATGGTGTAAAGTAACCAACTTTTTCAGCACCCCAATTTCCTAATCTAAAGGCTGCATCATCAGCATCGCGGAATTCTTGACGGCAATCTGGGTAAATTGCATGGTCTCCAGCATGGATACCTAAAGCGATATCGCAAGTTTCACCTGTTCTTTGTGCAACTGACAATGCTACTGCTTGAGTAATTGATGCAAATATTTTGTTACGATTAGGTACTACAGTTGCTTTCATATTATCTTCAGCATAGTGACCTTCAGGTACATCATCACCTCCAGTTACTAAAGCTGAATCTAGTAAATCAACTAATCCATTTAATTGGATTTGACGATAATTTACTTTACATCCATTAAAGCAATTTTCATCAGTAGGACAAGTTAAATTAATATAATCTACTAATGATTGAGCTCTTTCTAGCTCTACTCTATGTTTTTGACCATAGTCAAATGAAATTGCTGTTACGGAATCATACTCTTTTAAACATCGTAACAATAATGTACTGGAATCCATTCCTCCAGATAAGGAAACTACAACGTGTTTTTTAGACATTTTTAATTAATTTAAATTATGCCAGGTATTATAAAGGATATAGGCAAATCCTATTTATATCTTGATTCCATAAAATAGTAAAATTCTTCCAGAGTTCCAACAAAATTTTCAAATACTTCATCATATTCTTCAGAAGATATTTTAAATACCTGTCTTACTGCTCTTTTGAATTCTAGCAATCTTTTCTTTTCGTCTTTTTCAAAGTCTTCAATAAGCCTTCTATATTTCTCCATATATAGTCCGCTTTTACTCTGAAGCTCTTCAAAGTCATTTTTATTCTTGATATTATCATTTAACTGGAGAATAGCTTTTTGTGCCTGCCAGTAATAATGAGAAAAATCAAAATCTCCGTTTCTTATACGCTGTAGTAGAGGGTGATACTTAGTTAGTTCACTTTTAGAATCGTAGTTTCTCCACCATTGAAACCTGTTGTACTTTATTGGACTTAGATGAGATAATTTCTCTTCTATAAATTCTCTAGATTGAATTCTTACCATACCTAAATATAGTAAAAAATATTCTATTTTAAAACTTTATTATCCTTTTGATGTTTAGGAATATAAGGACAATGCTTACATCCATTCCCGCAGCAATAACCTCTTTCTTTATGATAAAGCTCGGTAAACACTATTTTTCCGTTTTCCAGATAATAGTGTCTACCTTGCTCGAATTGCTTCTTTTCCATTATACTATCTCACAAGCACCGCCTGCACATGCTGCTTGATCAGATAGATCTGTATTATCTTGTAATTCAACAACCTTTGTTAGATCAATAGCATGCAAGTGAGATGCTAATTCATTAAATTGTTCTTCAGTAATATCTTCGAAAGGAGCCTGAGTATAAGTTCCTCCAAAGTAAGGTAATACTGATAGTCCGTTAAATGTATCTTTATTCTCCCACATCCATTCTCCTACTTTTTCCCATTCACCTTCTTGAATAGATACTGTAGCAGATACGTTATTTGTATTATTACCTTTTCTATGACCTTTCTTAACCCATTTGGTATTAAAATGTTTTACTCTTTCTAACATATCCATTACATCCTCAGATCTTAAGATAGAACCTTCCGGTGCTCTTTGAGGCACTGAGATTACAGCCTGAATGGTTGGTTTAAAGAAATCATCTTCAACTAATTCTGGATGGTTGATAGCTAAGTAATTATAGATTGCCTCGTTCTTACCTACGCGGATGCGGCGAATATAATAATCATTATGCCAAGCGTGAATACCTGAAGAAGTGCCTAATACTAATGATGAAGTACCTGAAGGTTTAACTGTTGTAACGCGAGCTGCTTTATTAATACCAATAATTCCAGCAACTCTAGCATTTTCTTCTTTAGCAATATCTGCAGATTGTTTTAAATCGTAGTTTAAAATAACTCCAGAACCGATTCCGGTCATACCTACTCCTAATAAAGCATCTTTCTCTGTTGTTTTCTTCCAGATATCTCTTAAATAATGGAAATCAGTATAAGAGGCTTGTAAAGATCCAATAAATGCTGCTGCTTTTACTCTTTCATTTAAGTCTTCTTGTGATTGAATATCAGATACATTTACTTCACATAAGTTACAAAACTGATAAGGACGTAAAGCAATCTCACAGCATGGGTTAGTTCCCCAATCTTTATCATTAGAGAAATATAATCCTGGTTCTCCTGATCCGCTCAATTCGATTTTCTTCCATAATTTAAAGAATTCTTCTTCATCAATTTTATGGCGGATGATAACAGCTGAGTTATTAGCTCTACCGCGTTGAGGATTCTCTTCCCACCAGTTGCCGAATTTACA